CCGGTCGAAGATGCACCGACCCCCGCCGCCCGTCGCCGGCTAATGTTCGACTATTCCAATCTCCAACCACTATGCCACGATTGCCACGTGGCGGTGCACGTGGAACGAGGACGTGGCGGGCAAAAGGGTGCGCAGCGTAGAGCTGAGGCAGAACGTAAGGCAATCGACAGACTCTTCACCGGCGAAGACGACGGCACGCGTCTGAAATGCTAGTCGCTTTATGTGTTTAACAATGCAAACAAAGAACCGCGGACACCCCGGGGGGGGGGATTTTTTTAGGAGCCGGCATGGTCGTTAAACCACCCACACACTCTTCTCCGTGCGTCTGGCAAAAAATGAAACGGGTGGATTTTAACAAAACGATTGAAAACGTCACATGAAAGACAACCCAACACGAAAGCAAATGAAGAAATCAACGCCCGAAGCGCAGGTTTTAATTGACGCTTCTAAGCTGGCAGAGCTGAACGCCATTGCAAAAAAGTACGGGCGCTATATGCGCAACAACGGGAAGACTGTGGAAGAACACGCCGCCGCCGTGCAACGTGCCGTAAAATCGAAAGGAACTGACGCGGCTGCGCTGGAGATGGAAATTTATTCTTTGGCCTCTGCTCGCCACACGCTAGACCTCGCAAACTCCGAAATTTCGAATCTCACTTCTACAACCGTAAGCGAAAAAACACAACAAGGCGAGAAGTTGGTTTCGCACCCCGTCTTCAAAGTGCAACGCGACGCCCTGGTGGCGGTGACACGCCACATGAAAGCGCTCGGATTGACAGCCGCCGACCTGAACGCCGCCGATGAAGGTAGTCCGTTGGAAGATCTCACAGAAAAAGTGCTCAAAGCGACAAAGAAGGCGGCTAAGTTATGACAGAAAGGAACATCGAAAAGCTCAACACCGTGCGCCTCGGCAATTTCTTGGCAAACAATTTGCCCGATCGCTGCGCTGATCTGATCATCGCCGACCCGCCATATTTCGGAGTGAAAGGAGATTTCGATTTCGTGTGGCCGAATTTTTCCGCTTACTTGGCAGACGTCGAACGTTGGGCGGTGGAATGCGCCCGTCTGCTCGCTCCGACTGGCAACCTCATCTGGTGGGGCGACTCGAAACGCCTATCCTATTCCCAGACCATCTTGGACAAGTTTTTTCGCCTGTTGGCTAACTGCGTTTGGTACAAGCGGGACGGCATACACATCAAGCAGGACCCTGAAAGTCTGCGCACTTTTCGTTCTTCGTCCGAGCGTTTCCTGCACTACGAAAGCCGCGACGCGCCGGTGGAGTCGTTCACATCCCCGAACGCCGTGCACTTTTATGAACCCTTCGACCCGTTGCGCCGTTGGCTATACAAAGAAATAGCAGCTTTGGGCGGTTCGGCGGTGGTCGGCAAAGCGTTAGGCATCAGCTCCCGGGCGGTGGACCATTGGAAGATGCGGTCGCAATGGCAGTTTCCCCCGTTGCACCGTTGTGCGCAGCTTGTGGAGCTATATCCACCCGAACAGAAAGAACAAAAACGCGGGGAATATGCCGAGAAACGGGAGGCTTTTGAGAAACTTCTCCGCGATTTTCGCGAAGAAGAGCACACCGCACACGAGCAGCGCCGCCGACCTTTCCGCGGCGAATTGTATAATTTTCGCGACGTGATCACGGCGAGCCAAGAAACCCACCTAACGAAAGCCTATACATTTCCGACAAAGAAACCGCCCACGCTGACGCGGCAACTCATCGAAACCTGTAGCCGCCCCGGTGGGCTTGTGGTTATTCCGTTCGCCGGCAGCGGCACCGAATGCGAAGCCGCCAAACTGTGCGGGCGTTCGTTTGTGGCATTCGATGTCGACCAACGTGCGGTGGAAATGGCGCAAGCCCGAGCAGACGCCGTGCACTTTGAACCCTTGCTCCCCTTATGACAGAAGAATACAAAGACCGACTCCGAACGGAAAAAGTGGCCGTTTCCGAGCGACTTGCCAGGGTTGATATTTCGGCTTATCAGCTTTCTCGTATCGACCGGCGTATAGAAGTCTATTGCCGAGAAGTGGCCGACCATCCGCAGGCACATAATCTGTACGAACAGCTAGCAGTAGAACGCTTTTTCCGTATGGTGGACAAATATGGAGTGAACGCCGTGGAAGTCCTGAAGTTCTTTGCGCTGTACGAAAACCTATATTTCCCCGGCAAAACTGGCTTGCAGAAATACAAACTTACCCCGGTGCAGACTTTCCAGTATGCGTCGATTTTCGGTTTTTGGGAGGGGGATCGCCGCGTTGTGCGTCGTGTGATGCTGTTTGTTCCGCGCAAATTCAGCAAAACGACCAGCAGCGCGGCGCTGGCCGTGAATGACGTGCTGTACGGCGACGCAAATGCCGAATGCTACACCTGTGCCAACAGCGAAGACCAAGCGAAGAAATGTTTTTCAGTGGTGCGCGGTTGTTTTCGAAAGCTCGACCCCAAGGGGAAATACTACCTGGCAAACAAGACGGAAATACAAAGTCGGCGCCCGAATCGTCCCGCTTTTGCACAATGTTTGACGGCCAATGCCAACACAAAAGACGGACTAAATGCGTCGACTGTGATCGTCGATGAGTTCGCCAAAGCGCGCGACGCAGAACTATTCTACACGCTGACGTCGTCGATGGGTGCCCGTAAGAACCCGCTCACCGTAATTATTACCACCGCATCGGAACAGATCGACGCGCCGTGTTACGCAATGGTGCAAGGTTGTTGCCGGCTGCTGTTAGGGGACTACGAAGATGATAGCAATTTTGCCCATTTGTTTATGCCGGACGTCGACGACGACGAGGGAAGCGAGGACACGTGGCGAAAAGTCCACCCGCACATGGGAGTCACTGTTCCGATAGATTTCTATCGCGATGAGTGGGCGGGGGCATTGCGCGACGGCGCAGAAGCGATGCTCGCTTTCCGTACGAAGCTGCTGAACGTCTATGCAGAAGCCGAGACGCGGGCGTGGATTAGCGCCACCCTCGCCCGGAAAATGATGCGACCGCTGAGCTTGGACATGTTCACGCAGCGGTATAGCGTGATGGTCGCATTTGACTTGTCGGAAAGCGACGACTTTTCAGCCGTGACCGTCTGCATTCACAACACCACCGACCGCACTATGCATTTCCACACGGACTATTTTTTTCCGAGTGGGGCACTGACGGGGCATCCGAATGAAGAGCTTTATCGCAGATGGGCGGAAGATGGACATTTGCAACTCACTCGGGGGGAAGTTATCGATTATCGTACGATAGTAGGGCATATCGTCGGAATTGCCAAACGCTTCGACATTATAAAAATCGGGTATGACAGTTGGAAAGCACAAGAGGTGACAAATATGCTCGCCGCAGTTGGTGGGAACGACGCCTTGAAACCCATTGCACAGACGTTCGGTAATTTCACCGCCCCCGTCGAAAGCTTCGAGCACTGGGCGAAAGAAGGCCGAATCACCATCAACGCCAACCCGATCAATGCTTTCTGTTTTGGGAACGCGGTGCTGGGGTTTGATCGTTTGGAGAACTGCAAACCCGAAAAGCGCAGCCAGACGCGGAAAATCGACGGTGTGATTACTATGCTGATGACGTTGCGTTTATTCCTCGACGCTGAACAATGAAAAACGACGCGGCGAGCCAATCTAAATAGATGAGAAAATAATTACTCGCTGGGGCATTTTGGGGCGCGTTGGAACGTTCTGGGACGCGCCCCCGTTTGCGTTCTTTTTCTTCTCGGAAAAACGGCGTTGCGCGCGTGGTTTCAATGTGCTAATTTCGCGATGATGAGTAGAATATTGAAACACTCCACCCGAAAATGAAAATCATAGATAGCCTCCGCAACTTGTTTCGCAGCGCCCCTGTCAAGAAGGGCAGCGCGGCGGGCTATGTCGCACCTTCTGGCTTAGATTTCCTTTTCGGGTTGGGTACTCAAACCTCGCCGCTCGCCATTCCCACGGCGCACCGCTGCGTCGAAGTGATTGCCGGCATCGTGTCTTCGCTTCCTTTGCGGGTGCAACACGAGCGCGACGGCTTGTTCGTGGATCGTCCCACCGACCGCCTCACCTATTTGCTGAATGTACAGCCGTCCGCAGCGCTTTCAGCCGCAGACTTTTGGGCTACAGTCGTTCGTCGGTTGCTACTCGAAGGAAATGCGTACGTCTTACCCATCTACGATACCTCCTCCTATGAACTCTTGTCGCTCGTGTTGTGCGGTCGTGGCACCGTTAGCCACGACACCACGCGCAACATGTACAGCGTCAACGACCTCACAGCAGGAGTCTCCGGCACATACGACGAGAGCGAAATCCTACATTTCAAGCACCTAACGTTGGACGGGAAAACGGGACTTTCGGTGGTGGGCTACGCCTCCCAAACGCTCAACATTGCCGGCACCGGCGCGGCGGAAACTTATACCCGATTTGCCAACGGCGGCAATGTCCGCGGTTTCGTTGCCAATGGGAGCGGCGGG